CAAACTCTATATATACCACCATCATTTGGTAGGTTTATTGTTTCTGGTGGGTTAACATACGCTTTTGGCATATTGCTGTAAGTCCTATCCCCCTTTATTAATAATCTGTGTTGACTAAGAAATTCATTAGGTAATTCATGCTCCCCTATAACAGCATTCTCCATTACAGTTTTTTTAACTAGAGCGTCTCTTTCCTGGTCTAATAATGCGCCAACCTCTTGCATTGATATTTTGTTGTCATCACTAATATCTCCACCATTAACTATTCTAAGTACCTGCTCTACTATTTGTCCTTTTGTTGCCATTATGTTTTTTCTACTACTGTTGTTGTTCCATATTCTACAATATTTTGCTCTCTTAAGCTAACCCCAATGTAGGATAATATTCTGTGAGCCAACTCTTTATGTGTACTTTCAGGTAACACAAAATTTGTTGAGGATGAGGCGTTATATATTTCAACATTATTAACAATCGTAAAAGCCCAATTAGGAGCTGTTGGTTCACTTATGTATGTTAATCTTAAGAGTCCACCAACACTTGGGCCACCAGTGTTAAAAATCCTGATACCCCCTGACTGAATAACACCACAAGGAAACTCTCCAGATGGTGGATTTAGTTCACTATTTCTTCTTCTTGTTAAGTCTCCATGATCAAGCATCTCGACCTCACGATCATTAAACCTGGCTCCTAAAAAATATAAATAACCTGCAGGAAATGCAAAGTCATTTGTTCCTGCTGAGGAGTTTATACCTACATCATATGTTATAACAGGGTATAATTCATCATAAAATCTAGAGTTCTCTCTATAGCCCTCTTCTCCACCAGTATTAGAAACTATACCAACCCTATCTTTTATAAGATCTAATTGGGATCTTTTAGCTAACAAATTAAATTCAGTTGGCTTTATCCAGCCTCTGTTTTCTTTATTGGCCATTAATTGTACGAATTTGTATACCTCATCTATTGTCATAGATACAAATATAGCAAAAAAAAAGAGGGTCACAAAGTAACCCTCTCAAAATAACAGATATAGACTTAATGTTAACTATTATGTTTCTCTATTTGTCTTTTTATTTCTTTAAGAACTCCTTCTCCCTCTCCTACTTTACAAAAGTCTGCAAAATAATCTACAGCTTCTTTTCCAATAGGAACGTGAGTTATTAATGGTCTTTCTGTGCCCATAACCCAATTAACTCTATTTTTTTGAATATCTATAATCCTATATTCTTTAGCAGCTAATATAGTTTCTTTTATTCCTGTTAGTGGGTTATCTAAACCTTTAATAAAAGCCACTGGGTTTTTTTGGGCTTTAATTTTCATGTCATACCTAATCTCATCAACACTCTTATCTACCTTTACGCCTAAAACCTTAGCATATCCAATTAATTTTTCTAATGGCATTTTAAGAGCTAAAGACATAGCATCAACTTCTGCTGCACTTTTCTTAATATCTACCTTAGCTTGTTTTGATGGATCCTTTTCTTGATATATAGAACTTACATTTGACATTCTATTTGGGTTATTAGCGTTTTGATTGTGATGATCCATAAACTTTTTAAGAGTTGGGTTTTGTTTACCAACAATTAAAAACCCTTCATTAAATGTTATAGGGGTTTTAACTTTAGCGTCTTTCTTTTGCTCATCCTCATATATAGACGACTCTCCAGGTATATATCTAATCTTTCTATTTACACCCTTAATTGGGTCATATATAATATCTTCTGCTTTTATCATGTAAACAAGAGGATATTTTTTTTGTTTTGTTTTTGGGTCTGTATATGATTGTAACAATTCATAAACAGTTGGACCATCTTTTTTTCTACCAAAAGAATGTTGGATAGGTGCCTTTTTTTCTTGTTGTGGTTCTACTACAGAGATTTCTGTAGGTTTTTCTGCCTCTAATACTCCTGTATTAACTGCAGATTTCTTTTTTGGGAATGTTTTTTTCTTTGTCATTTTATTAAATATTAAATTAAAATTAAAATTAAAATACCTTTGGAAAGAGAGTAACAGGGCGTTTACATGCGTGGCTACCCCACTTTCCTTAGATATGTTCTTTATACTGCCTATATATCATTTCAAGACAGTTTAACAACTTACTCGTTAAGAGTGTGCTGCAGCAATAGATATTGTTCGCACAGTATCTATCATCGCAGAGCAATATTGAGGGTCACGTGAATCATCGTCTCCAACTACTAAGAATTTTTTCTGTTTCGATCTGGCGCTATTCACCTGATTTGTAAATTCAGAAATAAATTCACTAACAGTTGTAGTTGACTTCAAGTTAATGCTACAAACATCAGATGTGGTGTTAGTACCATTTGCCTGATCTTTTCCATCGAAATTTCTCATAGACTTGAAGTAAAAATGCACAGTGTTTACTCCACTTGAACTACTTGCCTGAAATCCTGCAAAGGAAGACAATGGGAATAAACAAGATTGTGCTGGGTCATCATCTGATCCAATAGTTGCTTGAGTTCTAAAATATAAATACAATTCGTTCATTTTTTTAATTTTTAAGAGTTATTATTCAGCATTAACTGCAGCAACTGATATAGTTCCAACAGCACTAATTAAAGTAGAGAAATACTCAGGGTTAGTCCCTAAGTCATCTCCTATTACTAACATACCATCTCTCGCTGAACCAAAAAAATCAACAAGTGCTTCTAGAGCCTCTTTATGAGTGTTATTAGTAGCTAGTGTTAACTGAACAGAGTCACTTACGATAACTTCGTTAGCACCATCTGTGTCTCCATCGTAATTAAGCATAGACTTAAAAAACAATGTAAGAGTTCCAGCTGCTGTGGGTACTGCCCCTGTGAATGAACTCAAGGGAAAGCATACAGACTCACCAGTGCCATCGTCACTACCTAAAGTGGCTTGCGTTCTGAAATATAAATACGTTTCTTTCATTTTTATAATTTTTTATTAGTTAGCACCATCTACAACAATCGTTCCAACTGCTGATATTAAGCTTGATAAATATTGTGTACTACCTGTAGCATCATTACCTACTATTACATCTCCATATCTACCTCTAGCAGAATTAAACTGCTCACATAAAGCTTGCATAAGCTCTTTATGAGTGTTTGCAGTCGCTAAAGTTAATGGTACAGCATCAGAAACAACAACGTGGTCGTTTTCTTGAGTATG